CGTGAAGGCTTTGAACAAGCTTTCCAACAAACGGAATCAAAGCTGCAATCGTATTTTGAAACAGAAAGTCAAAGCACTGAGTATCAATACTTTGATCGTATTGGTATTGCTGAGGCTATGTCAGACGCCACAACTCGTTATGGCACTAACCCAACATCTGATATCGATCACGACAGACGTCGCATCGGTCTTAGAGATTACGAACTAGGTAAATACATTGATGAGAAAGATCTCAAACGTGTAGCTACTGATCCAATGAATGCTTACACACAAGCATTGATTGCATCTGGTAATCGTAAGATTGATGATATCATCATCGACAAAATCTATGGTTCTGCTTACACAGGTAAGAATGGAACTACTGAGATTAAGTTCGTTGGTGGTGGTAACGCTGTTGTGAATACATCAGGTTCTGAAGCTCCTGCTGGCATCGTTGGTGGTGGTAGCGACAAGATCACTGTTGGTACATTGACTACTGGTGCAGGACAAGCTGTCGGTGGTGGTAACTTAATTACTACTTCAGGTAAGTTTGTTGTTGATACTAAAGAATCAAATACAACTGACACAGAAGGTTTCTGTATCGGTGGTAATTATGTTGCTTCAGGATCAGGCACTGCTTCAGGTCTTACACTAGCTAAGCTTCGTGCAGCTCGTATTACAATGTTGAAACTTAACGCAATCGACCAAGAAGAAACACTTAACTGCTTCGTTACATCTAAACAGATCGATGATCTATTAGGTATTACTGAAGTTGTAAGTTCTGACTTCGCAGTTCGCAAGAGCTTAGAGAGCGGTAATGTTACATCATTCATGGGATTCAACTTCATTGTGTGTGAGCGTTTACCGCTTATCAGTGCTGAAGGAACAACATTCCAAGATGAGCGTCGTTGCTTGGTTGCAGGTAGCAAGTCACTCAAGATGTCAATCGGTGAAGGACTTAAAGGCGATATGTGGCGTGACCCATCTCGTAAGAACATTCCATACTTATACTACAAGTTGTGTGCAGACGCATCTCGTATGTGGGGTGAAATTACAGGTGAGATCCGTTGCGTAGAAAACGTTTCTTAATAATCTTAACGTTGTACCTCCTAGCTAAATGCTAGGGGGTACTCCCTTTTAAAATGAGTACGACACCTACAAAGCTAAACATTATGAACTCTGCCTTACGGAAGGTAGGGAGTTACCACTTAGAAGCTAGTGATACAACTAGTTCTACATACCAGATTGTAAACCAAGCATACTTGGACGCAGTGCTTGAGGTGTTTGCAGAAAACATATTTAACTATAACACAAAGAAGGCTTCGTTAACCGCAGCTAATTCAACACCAGCAACAGACACGCAGTATGAGTACTACTATACGTTGCCGAGTGATTATAATTTACTTAGTTATCTTACTAACAAAGATAACACAGTTGTAATAACAGACTACACATTCTATGATAATCAGTTGCACACAAATGAAAAAGAGTTGTGTATGTACTACACTTTTGTACCTGACTTATCTACTAATGCTACAGCTTTACCAGCATTTCTAAACCGATTGATTGTATTGCATATAGCACAGGCGATTGCTATTGAGCTATCTGGTTCAGAGAACAGACATGAGATATTGCACAACCAATACATGAAAGCATTAAGAAGAGCTAGAACTCTTGAAGGCAGACAAGGTAGTGCACAATCATTTATTCACGACGGCAACTCTAGAATCATAGGGACTCACTATACTTATGGCTCGGTATACTAATGTAGTAACTAATTTCTCTGGTGGTTTGATCACCGATAATCTTGTAGGTCGTACTGATCTACCAAGGACTGCTAACTCCTGTCGTAAGTTAAATAATTTTTTACCATCCCTTCAAGGACCAGCTGAGTACAGAGCAGGTTTTGAAACAACTACAGTTGATGCCGCATATGCTTCTGAGAACTATGTTAGACAGACAACAGTTACACTAGCAACAAACAAGAACTATCGTGTTGTGTTTGGTAATTTGTTTTTAAAGATATACGATGCAGAAAGTAACGTATTAAAAGACACAGTAA